GGCTTACATCGCTCCGGCAGAAACCAACTTCAGCTGGATTGATTCGAATTCCAGCGCGGCGATTGATGTGCTTATCTGGGGCGCTCAGATCGAACTGGGTGATACTCCAACCGGATACTTGGAGACTACCGGAACGCCCGTAACCATCACCGATTACGTTCTGCAGAGCGCCCAGACCGGAACGGTCAAGTTCACACAGCCTCTTCCGACCGGAGTAGAAGCGTATTGGACTGGAGACTGGAAAGGTGGGTCTGCGACCGAGCCGGCCAGATTCGCAGTAGGGGATGGGACTCAAGATACATTCAATCTGTCCAGCCCTGCATACATCGGCCTACCCACTAGTGGGGCGTTCAAGCTAGAATACAGAGTTGGTCCGGCGCTTAATTTGTCGCCGCAATTGATCAACCTCATGAATGACCGGGCGGTCGGTATCATGCCGACTTGCGCCGGTTGCGATGTAAAAGTCATTCAGGAGTAATGACGTGATCACACCCGAACTGATACCCAGTCCGTTTGCTGCGCAGGGCGACAAAGACCCGATCCCGCAGACCTCTTCCACTGGCTTTGCCAACCTTCGCGACGGCTACACGCCGGACTACGAAATCAGTCTGGCGTCGAACAACCCGCAGGCCAAAGCGGTCGAGCGGAAAATTCAAAACCAACTCTTCTTCATCGCGACCCAGAACGCACAGGCTTGGCAGCGGCAAATGGCGCCGCCGTGGTTTCAGGGCATGCCTGGCGGCTACGAACAGAATGCAGAAGTCGTGCGAGTCGGCAATGACGGCATAATGCGGCGTTATCGTTCCATGGTGAATGCCAATGCGAGCGACCCTCTCAGCAGCACGACTTGGGAAGAACAACCCGCATGGTCGGTGATGCGCTCCAACATACCGATGCCAGCTGGAGGCCCAGGCCTATCTTCTGGCGGAGAAGTCATCACGACCGGCCGCAACTTCAATGACCTGTTGAATGGGACGTGGGAGTTCTTCTCTGATTCAGTGGTCGTCGCTTCTCAGAACGCCCCCGTATATCCCGCTTCGGCTGGTGCAGCAGCTGGAATGTTGGAGGCGAAATCCTGGATATCCGGGTCCAATACATTCTGCGTTCAACGCTACACTGACCGCGTCGGGAACGTCGCTGTGCGCGGGCTTAATGCCGGGGCCTGGACCAACTGGATGTACGCAGTAAATGTCATGGCCCTCCAACAAGGCCGTGTGACCTATGGGGTCGCGGCTGGCTCGGCGAACGCTTACACGTTGACGCTCGTTCCGCAGCTCCAAGGCGGCCTGGTGGACGGCATGATCCTTCGGGTCAAGTTCAACACCGTTAACACCGGCGCCTCCACCATCAACGTCTCCGGATTTGGCGCCAAGGCCATCGTCGGCGCGGCAAACTTCCCGTTGACTGGTGGAGAACTCGGTCAAGGACTCATTGCTGAGCTTGTATTCGACGCCACCGGCGACCGTTGGAGGATTCTCGCAGGCGCGCCGCGCATCCAAGTAGGCAACGCCGATCAAGATTATCAGGCTCCCAGCTGGAAACAGGTTAAGGACTATGTCGCGTCCCAAAAGTTGACTGAAGTGGACTGGGCTGACGTCGTCAACAAGCCGAACGTCGCCATCCAAGACACCACACCGTGGTTCGCCAATCTGGAGTTGTCTGACGCTCGTCCTTTCATCGATTTCCACTTCAACAACAACCGCGCCAAAGACTTCGACTATCGCTTTATCTCTGAAGCTGATGGGTCGATGGCGTTCTATTCTCGCCAGGGGTCCGCTGGTCCTACCCAGGATATCCTGTTCAGCAGGTCGAATGTTACATTCCTCCAGCCGCGACTGGATGTTGCGAAAAACCTCGCGTACATCGCGAACTCTGGCCCCCTTTGGCAGAACACAACTGCCGATCAGCCCGGTTGGAAATTCACCTTCGCACAAGGTGTGGACGCCAACAACAACGCGGTTATCGCAGTCAATACCACCAACCCGGACGGCTCTTATCGCTCGCAGGTCATGCGATGGGACTGGGCGTCCACGAACGTCATATTCAACAATCGCCCTCTGTTTGCTGGACAATATGTTCCGTGGGACTCCGGAAACTTTGATCCGGCCACCAAGCTCACTGTCGGTACTACCAACAATATTTCGGGGCCGACCGGAATTCGTAATACCACCAGCAATACCGGAAATATGAACACCTGGGGCTCCAGCTCCACAACTGCATCGTATGGAAACGCAGCTCTTCAAATCTTCGGTAGAGGGGGTGGCGAGCCTGCGGCCATCTACTTCGACAACTCCCAAACCGGCTGGTATTTGGGAATGGACAAGGACGGCCAATTGAAGCGAGCAGGCTGGTCGCTCGGCAATAACTCCTATGTGGTCACTGACGAGTCGAATATTCGGAATCACGTCAATGGAATGTCTGGCGCTCCTGTTTGGGGAGGTCAATGGTTCTGGGGTGAATGGAACTTCAACCCGAACACAAAGCTAACCATCAAAGCCGGCACGCAGGAGACTAGCAGCACTGCGATATTCAGCGGAACCCTGCCGTTTGCACCAATCGCGTCTCTGTCCGACTATTCCCAGGCGCCCCTGACGATTTATAACTCGCCGACTGGGCCATCTGCTAAGCCTGCTGTGATCGCGTTTATTCGCCCTGGGAACTGGGGCGCGTTCTTCGGCATCGATACCGACAACAAGCTGAAATGGGGCGGCGGATCGCTCGGCAACAACTCCAGGGAAATCGCCGATTCCAGCAACATCATGAATCTTTGGGCGTCCAACCCGACCGCGCCGTCCTGGAACGGCCAAACCGTCTGGCGATCCGGAAACTTTGATCCGGCGACGAAAGTGGATTTGAACGCCGCGAACGCCACCAACGGCAACATGATCTTCAACCGCATTTCGGGTACTGGTAGCGGCATCGCTTCGTCCGGTCGAGTTGGTGCCATCAACCTACAGAATGGCGCGCATTCAGGGCAAGCGGCCGCAGTCACTTTCGAGCGTGGTGGAAGTATCTTCGTCAACTTCGGCTTGGATACCGACAACGTTCTCAAAGTAGGTGGTGGAAACCTGGGGGCAAACGCCTACCCAGTCATCCACGCCGGGAACTACAACAACTACATCAACCAGGCGTTGGTTCAGGTCGGTCTGGGCGGAGTCGGTTCCTATGGCATTTTCGCGGTTCTGGATAATGCCGCTCCAATCGCAACCGTTCAACCCGGAGTGGTAGTGGACGGTTCCATTCTCATCTACTCGTCTTGCGCCGCAAACTACAATAGCGGTCAAAAACCTGCCGGAACTTGGCGCTGCATGGGATATGTAGTCAACAGAGACGCCAACACCCCTGACTCCGCGACCCTTTTCCAGCGAGTGACGTAAAATGAGATGGACGCGGATCAGAAACCCACGTTGGCTGGACGCAGTAAACATCCACGCCATGGTGACTTTCGAGGGAATCGGTGAAGTGCCGTTCACCGCCAATCCGCAAGACGTGGAGGCCCACGGAAGGGCCATATACGCTGCGATTCTATCTGGGGAGCACGGGCCTATCGCCCCGGTCGATTCGAAGCGGGAGAAGGCCTTGCAGGACGCTATACGAGCCAGGGAAAAGCGGGCTATCCTTCGGGATACCCGCTGGCCCATAGATCGTCACGACGAGCAGAGACGGCTGGGTATCGAAACCACGGACGGCCCTGGGCTGATCGCAGCCCTCGTTCACTGGAGGCAGCAGATTCGCGACTGGAATAGCGGGGATCGGCCGCGACTTCCCATGGCTCTGAAAACAATGTTCAAAAATCAGGAGTACTGATGAAAATAACGAAGGATATTTTGATCACCGGAACCGGGTGTACCACGGATCGGGCGATCAAGTGGCTGGATGACATCCAGGCGGCCATGGATAAATTCCAGATCGAGTCGCCGCGAGCCATCGCGGCTTACCTCGCCAACATCGGTGTCGAATCCGGTGGACTGGTGAGTCTGGTGGAGAATCTCAACTACAGCGCTCAAGGACTGGCCAACACTTGGCCGCGCCGATATGCCGTGGACCCGCGTGTCCGTCCGTATGTACCGAACGCTCTGGCGAACCGCCTGGCTCGCAATCCGGTCGCCATCGCCAACAACGTGTACGCTGACCGCATGGGTAATGGATGCGAGCAGGACGGGGACGGCTGGAAGTATCGCGGTCGCGGACTGATTCAGCTGACCGGGAAATCGAACTATGCCCTGTTTGCCGAAGACTCCGGCATGGACGTTCTGGAGAAGCCGGAGCTGCTGGAAACTCCTGCCGGCGCGTCGATGTCTTCGGCATGGTTCTTCTGGCGCAATCGCTGCATACCCATGGCGGAATCCAACAACTTCTCTATGGTCGTGAAGACCATCAACGGCGCTGCGCCGAACGATGCGAACCACGGTCAGCTCCGGATAAACCGATATGTGAAGACCGTCGCCGCGATCAATCAAGGCTCCTGATCTTCTCCGAAAAGAAAGGCCGCTTATTCAGCGGCCTTTTTGCTTTCCGGCTTTGCCTCTTCAATCTTTCTGACTTCAGTAGGCGCGACGGACTCTTCCTGGGTAACTGAGTCCACATAGTTCCCTAGCGAACTCAAAACGCCGATTAACAGCGCTCTTACCACTTTATCCTTAACTGTCTCGCCTATGATCTTTGTCAGAACGGATATCAACTCTTCCCGGAGCCTTGGGCTTATTCTTGGCCGAAAGCGCTTGCGATGCTCTTTGCGTTTCATGTTTAGTCCTCTGTTTGCGGTCTTCTCCTCACCCCGATAATGGCTTGGGGATGCGCTGTGTTAATCGGAAGGGTCGGGCGCTATTATAACTCGACGAAAATGCTCGCGCTTAACTGTTTAACGATACGCACCGCGATATTAAATCGCCTTCTTTCTGGCCAAGGAACTCTGGCGGCCGAGTCCGGTCTAAGGCTTAATTTGTCGACATTAAAACGAGAAAACCCGGATCGCCTTTAGGGTAAGGAGTCCGGGTTTTCTTCGCTCTAGTGTACGCTAGAATCAGTGGCTGGCACCCCATCCGTCCAGCCAGCAGTCGAAGACAGCGTGTCGTGGCTTATCCTTGGCGCCATGGGAGAAGTGCTTAAATCGGATGACCTGGCGCTTGAGATGTTCCCTGTCATTCCAGAGCCGTTTTTTCTCGTCGTGGGTCAGGCTGGACGCCGACACATTGAAGGTAACTCCAGGCCACAAAACCTCGTTGCGGCAGACGAATGCTCCAACCATGCCTGATGGGGCCAGATTTTCCGCATGGCTGGAGCGGGCCGTGCGACCTAGCTCATCCGTGAATGCTTCGTTGTTGTTGTGCATCAGCTCTTCGACGTCAACAATCTCTGCTTCATCATAGTCATAGCGCTTAACCTTGACACAGTAACCTTCCTTGGCAGTAGAGCGCCCGAACTTGTATGCGCCATCAGCGCGCTTGCCCATGGAGCCTTCGAATCCAAGTCCTGTGTGGCGACGTTCGACTTCGCTGAACTGTTCGATGGAGGTGACCAGTTCCTGCTCGACTAGGTGAATCCTCTCATAGCCGATGCAGTTCTTCAGAAAGCTGACGCGCTCGGCAGCTCTGGCCAGTCGCTCTTCGGTCGGCGCGCGCGGATCGGTGAAATCGTCAAACACGTGGAAAGACCAATCCGGTTCACCGTCGCGACGGCGAAGGTCGCCGGACGACTTCTGGAATACTTTCGGGTCTCTGATGTCGCCGCAGACCAGTTCGCCATCCAGGCCATCGAACATTGCATCGCTGAGATATTCACGGATGGACTGGTTGGTCTGCGGCTTTAGGCTTCGCGTCAAGGCTTCGCCTTCAAATATGAAACAGCGAAAACCATCGATCTTCGGAGAAAAGTACATCGGCAACTGGCCGTCCAGAAGTTCCGGGTCATAGTTCGATGCGAGCATGGGTTTCATACAGTACTCCAGAAAGAAGCCCGGCGAACCGGGCTGAATGGCGGTAAGCCGGATCAGATGGTTTCGTTGGCGTGATTCAGCTCGGCCATGATCGATGCATAGCGCTCATCCGACTCCTTGATGAACACGCCGTTGTACATTACGCCCTTGCGATCCTTGATGGTGTCGTAGGCCGCCTGGTAGCATTCGAGCATGCTGGTGTCGTGCTCTTCTGCCGCGTCGAACAGGGATGCGACTGCCATGACCAAGCTCTTGATGGCAAGCCACTGATTTCCGCGAGCCAGCGAGCCGGCCAGGTCGCCGAGTAATTTCAGATCTTCGCCGTAGGACGGGCGGCGCTCGACCGCCAAGACGAAGGCTGACATATGGTCGAACAGATTTTCGCCGAGCTGCGCGGCCATGATGGTGGCCACGACCATGACATCGCCGATGCCGTCTTTCACTTCGGCGGTGTCATTCTGGATGTAGGCTTCGCAAACTTCTGCGAATTCTTCTACCAGCTTGAGAAACTGATCTTTGGCCGAAGAGCCTTTGATCAGGTTACGGTCGGCACCCCATTTTACCACCAGGTCATGGAGTTCGCTATTCATGATTCGTTCGATGATCATTCTTTCGATTCCTTCTGTATTTGGGATTTGACTGCGTTGATGATGGACGCCGTGCTCTGGCGCGATCCGTCCTTAGTGGTGCCGAAGTAAAAGGCCATAACAGACTTCAGTTCGGCAAACCAATAGCCGATGATAGTGCCGATGGCGACAGAGGAAGTCGGGTCCATCAGCGCCTCGCGGCCGAATGTGAAAATTGCGATGATGATGAGAATGGAACCGGTCAGAAGAGCGAAGGTTATCGCCGGGCGAACGAAGTCATTTTGTTGCGCGGCAAGCCTTCTCGCCGAATCTCTGTCTGCCGCCTCGGCGGCGAACTGGCTGAGTTCGGCCTGGAGCTGGTTCTGCTCAGACTGAAGACGGTTTTGTTCGGCCTGGATGGCCAGTTCCTGGAGACGAACACGCTCGGCGCTCTGGAGTTCTGCGAGGCGCGCTAGAGCCTCCGGATTCGCGTCTAGAGCGCTCGCGACCGATGCTGGGTCGGCCTTCGACCCTAGAGCCGTCGCGACGATAGCGCCAACGGCGGCGCCTGCAGGCCCACCCAGGAGCGACCCCAGGGCCGGGGCAGCAGCGCCGATCTTACTACCTATGTCCTTCCAGTCCATTTTCGATTCCTCAAAAGAAAGGCGCCATTACAGCGCCTTTCTCTGGCCGTTGACGTTAGAACTCTTCGGCTTCGGTAGCGCCGCCAACGCCGCCGGTGTCGCCGCGAGGCTGTTCCTGCTTGCTGTAGTCCACCTTCACTTCGCCGCCGACGAACGACTTGTACAGATCGGCCGCAGCCTTGAAGTGATCCGGGTTTTTCACCAGGCCTTCCAGTTCGAACTGGACGCCGGACCAGCTGCCCTTGTCGTTCGACAGACCGACGGTGGTCATGCGGACCAGGTTGGCGAAAGTCGGCGGGGTGCGCAGGCCCTGCGGAGTCTGGACTTTCTTCTGGGACAGCGCGGTCATGAGCTTCTTCGAGGCCTTGATCTGCGAAGACGACAGGGAGATCAGGGCCTGGCCGAAATCGCCGGTTTCCGGATCGATGACGATGACGTAATGGCCACGGGTGTCGGCGAAGTAATCAGATTTCTTGTCGCTTACCGAACCGTCTTCGTTCGGCGCGTACAGTCGCCCTTCTACTTCCTTCACCTTGGTCGGGTCTTTCATCATTTCCTTGAAGTCTTCGACGCTGATGGACCCTTTGAAACCGCCTTCGGCATCGCGGCCGGCCCAGCGAATGAACTCGCGACGATACGCGGCCGGGATGATCAGCAGACCGGTTTTGCCGTCGTAAATCTTGCCGGTGACGGTATTCAGGAACATGCCGGCCTTCGCGCCCTCGATGTATTTCGGGTCGTCTTCATCGACCTGCGGCGACATCTTTTGCAGCACTTGGATGAAGGGAATGGCATAGGAATCTGCGTCAGCCCCTTCGAAACCAGCGCCGTCATACGCGCCCAGGTCCATGAAGTCGGGAACGTCAGTAGTCGCGACGGCGCCGCCGTTGGCCACTGCAACGGCCTTGGTTTCTTCGGTTGCTTCGGAAGTCTCGGTTTTCTTGCCAGCCATGTTAGGCTCCTTGTTTGTCGAATTTCAGTTATCGCTAACTGTGGGTTTATAATAACGGAAGTTGCAGCGAAGTAAAGCAAATTACATGTTAAGATTTGCTCTTTTTCACCTTCGGCTTCGTGATCTTGGCCTCTTTATATTCGTGGACGCCGATGAAATCTGGCAACTCTTCGCCCTTCTCCAGGTACTCGCGACCGAACGCCTGGAGGGTCTGGTAGTGAACATCGCGGTTGATGGTGGCGTCATAGCCGGCTTCGATGATCGCTTCGGCCGCCTTCTTCGCATCTTCCATTTCTCCGCGACCGAATTCTGCCAGAACTTTGGTCTTGATGATGCCGTCGTTGTCTGTGTCTTCCAGCCACTTCCAGAACTTCGACTTGTTCTCTTCCTTGACGGAAATGATGGCTTTCGGCTCGACTTTTACCGTGCGGCCATCAGCCAGAGTCGTGGTCTTCTGGCCGAGTTCCTCCAGAAGTTCAGGAATGGTATTGCGCTTGAGGGTCTTCAGCTCTTCTTCTTTTTCGGCCAGCGCCTTTTGCAATTCGAGGATTTCGCCGTCCAGCTGCGAAGCCTTGTCCACCAAGTTCAGCAGTCGATGGCCGATGTCGGTAGCTTCGACTGCCATTTCATCCATGACGCCGAAATAGTCAATTTCGCCCGGCGCATTGTCCTTCAGATACTCCGGAACTTCCAATTCTTGCTCGCTCATGTCAGCCTCCAACTTAGTGATGTTCCCTTACTTGAACTAAGTATTGAGTAGATATTATGCCGCATCTTCCTTGATACGGCTACTGATTTACATATTAAATTTCGTCGCGAGTGCTAACGTCAGCCTCGAACACTCCATCGACGACATAACTCGCAAGATTGCGCTTCCACTCCAAGCTAACCTGGATTTTCTCGTCGATGGAGTCCAGACAGATGAGGTCGAAGTACAGGACAGAGTTGATGGTCCCGATGCGATGGTTTCTGTCTTCGGACTGCATCCGCAACTCGTTGTCTTCGTCGGTCGTGTAGTAAATTGCCACGTCTGCGGCAGTGAGCGTGATTCCGATCCCAGCAGCGGCCGGGTTTCCCAGGAAGACTTGGACGCGCTTTGCCTGAAAATCATCGATCAGTTTTTCTCGTTCTGCCTCTTTGGTCTCGCCATAATAGGCTCCAAACGAAATTCCTTGGGCCTCAAGATACGCAGCGATCTGGCCGATTTCGTGAATCCGCATGGCCCAGATGATGATAGACCGTTCCGGGTCTTCCTCCAACAGACCCTCCAGAAGGTCGGTGAATACCGCGAATCGCGGGTTGTCTTCGGGCGGCAGGATCACCGGTTCCCCATAGACGTTGATATAGCCGGACGCCACTTGCTTGAGTTTCGAACGCGCTGCTGCTGCATCGAACGATACATCCAGCATGAAATCTTCGTTCTTGAGCACGAAATGGTAGTCCTCTTCAACGCGCTGATAAATCTTCCTTTGCTCCGGCGACATTTCGAAATATATGCGCTTGTAAACCTTTTCTGGCAGGAATGGCAATGCCTCTTTCTTCGTGACCCGGAAGCTGTGCGGCTCGATCAGGGACCGCAGTTTGTCAAGATTTCGGAATACTGGTCGCCCAAAATCGTCTTTTTCGACGAGCTGAGGTGGAACAGTGCTCTTCCCATCCAATTTGCGCATGATGGCGACCATTCGCGGGTCGTCACTTGGAACCAGAACGGAAAATTCAGCCACGAACGCGCGATAGGATTTCGTCCCCAGAATTCCATCACGCAGGAATTGAAACTGCATAAACAAATCCGTAGGCGCTCGCGTCAGAGGCGTACCAGAGAGTATGCGGCGCGCCACGGCCTTCTCGCCCAGCTTTACGATCTTTTTCGCTCGTTTGGCCTGTGGGTTCTTGATCCTCGTTGATTCATCCACAATTGCGCAGACTTTGAACGTCTTAAGGAATCGCTCCACTTCGTCATAGCCAGACTGATGGTTGATGGCATCGACGTTTATGGCAAAGACCCGAAGAACTTTTTCATCAGCGAATGTCTCGGCATACAGACGATCCAGACGCGCCCTGGCCTTTTTGGAAGTCGGTCGGCCGCGCCAATCCACGCACAGAGTCTTGATAGCAACGTGGGTGGGAATCTCGCGCAGAATCCAGTTCGTGTGTACGCCCTTGGGGGCGACGATGAGCAGCGCGTCAACCCTTCCTTGCAGGAAGAGCCTAACTGAGTCTGCCAAAGTAGTCCAGGTCTTCCCGGTGCCTTGCTCCATCAGGTATGCGAAATTCCTTTTGTTAAGGGAAGCCTCCAGGGCATTGAACTGGTGTTGCATCGCCTCGGTCTTCATGCCCTTGACTGGAAAGGTTTTGGCTTTCATTTGTTCTCCAGATCGGCGAGAAATTGAATGATGTTGTCCAGTCCTTCTGCATGACTCGCGACTTCCACCAGGTCGCGGCTGTTAAGATCGAACAGATCGAGCATTGGATTCAGGAGCAGCCAATCGGTTCCGATTTTCACCAGAACGAAGCCGCGACCACCCCAGCCGATCCGCTCCCGAAGGAAAGGGATTTGCCCAGGCTCGAAACAGCGCGCCATTGGGCAGGTAGAGGTGCGCTTTGGCCAAGCTTCCAGAGCCTTGAACTCGACCCAAAACTGGACACCGTGACGATTCAGGCATATCGAATCGGACATGCCGGACCGGCGCGTCTCCAGGAAATCGACCAGGATTCTGCCTAGCGAGCGTTGCTTAAACGCATTCGCGGCTTTCGTTTCGCGATCATTCATCGCCATTCCCCTCTTCGGAATCTTTCTCTGCTTGCGCTGCCAACTTTGCTTTCTCGCGTTCGGTCAATATCCGCTTGACGGCCTTCACGATGAACATATCGATTCCGCTGAGCTTCCATCCTTTGATGAGGAACCAAGAGCCGGTAGGCGTACCTTCGGCGATATTCTTACCGTACTGAAGATATTTTTCAGGGCGAATCCTGAAACGAATCGGTTGGTCAACCGAGTCATCCACGCACATCAAATCGAGGAACTGCGACTGGCCTTTGTACACCGGATTCTTTCCTTGGTCAGCCCTCTTCTTCTGGCGGATCGGTTCATTCTCATCCGACAGAACTTTCTTTACCAGCTTGACGATAACTAGGCCATCGTCGCCATCGCGGATATCACGAATGTTCTGAATGGGATTTCCGGAAGTCACCCCAACCAACTCAGGATTGTCATAGGCATGACCCCAGAGCGTATGAGATTCATTCAAATCCGCGAATTGAACCTCAGAATTCGACAAACTCGCGGCAACTTTCTCCCAATCCTGAAGCGTTTTAAGATGGGAGCCGGCCAGCTCTTTATATTGCGCCTTCAACTCCTTCAGTTCAGCTTTCAACTCCTTGAGATCAGCTTTGAGTAGCTTCTCCAGTTCTTTGTCTCTGCTTACTTTCGCCGAAAGAATCTGGGCTTCCAGCGCGGCAACGTCATCGGCCTTATCCTCTACATCCTGCGCCGAAATCGGGCAATTGGCCAGGGCGATCCTCGCGGCCTTGACTTCCTCGCGAAGACGCAAGAATCGCTCGGCCTTAGCCGGGCCGAAGCCTTTGGCGTTCATGATGCCGCCGATCAGGCGTCCGTCCGCTACAACCCAGTTGAGTTCGGAATGCTCCGGGTCCAGGGCCGTATATTCTACGCCTTCTTTGGCCAATTCGCGAAGGATAGACACAGTTTGCTGGTCGTCCTTCGCCGCCCGAAGGCACGCGGCCGCGTATTCCAGGCGATGATACCGCTTCATGTAGCAAGTCCAGTACGTCACCACGGCATAGCTTACAGAGTGGGAGCGGTTGAATCCCCAGGCGCCGAATGTCACCATTTCCTGCCAAACTCGGTGAGCGTCTTCCGGGGCGACGCCTATGGTCTTGGCGCCCTCGATGAACAATTCTCGGCGCTTGTTGAAGAACTCTTCGCCCTTCCGCGCCGACATCGCTTTCCGGATCGCCGACGTTTGTTCCCAGTCGAACTGACCAATGTCCTTAACAATTGACATGATCTGTTCTTGGTACAGGAACACGCCATACGTCCCCGACAAATACTGCTCGACCTGCGGAATGGTATAGGTCACAGGCTCGCGACCGGCTACGCGCTCGATGTATTTCGTGGCCATGCCCGAAGACAACGGACCCGGACGAGCGAGCGCCGTGATGTGGTCGATGTTTTCGAACGCGGTGATGTTTATCGCATTGGCGACCGAGCGGACGGCCTGGCCTTCGAACTGGAAGATGCCTGACATCTTGTCTTCGTTGAGAACATCCAAAACCGCCTTGTCGTTCAGCGGCAAGTCGTACAACTCTTGCGCCGTCACGCAATTCGCATCTTGAATTACGCCCAGCGTTCGAAGACCTAGCGCGTCAATCTTGAGAAGATTCAAATATTCCGAATCAGGCTTGTCGAGCTGCGCGACGCCTTCAGAAGTAACCGTACAGAAATCGATTACTTCATCGTTGCAGACCAGGATGCCTGCCGCGTGGACGCCGGAGTGGGATGGGTGAATTTCGAGGTCGCCCATGCAGGCGGACGCAATCTCATACTTTTCGCGGAAGTCGCGGCCGGGTTGAGTCTTTTCGAAAGTGTCCTCCAATCCTTTTCCATATCGTTCGTCCGCCGAAGTATATTCGATGATCGAGTTTTTGATGTTGTCGGTGTCATGGAATGGAATGCCGAAGCGCTTTCCGACGTGAGCGATAACCGACGCGGCCTTTAGTGTGTTGATGTTCCCAAGCTTTACCACGTTCCAAGTGCCGTATTTCTGCTGGAGATATTCGAACACTAGATAGCGATGGGTATCGGCGAAGTCGATATCTATATCGGGAAGATCGGAACGGGAAATGTCGATAAAGCGCTGGAAGAGAAGGCGATGCGGGAGCGGATCGACCTCGGTAATTCCCAGCAGGTAGCAGACCAAAGAGCCGGCCGAAGAGCCGCGAGCCGGACCGACCAGCATATGCTTCTTGGCGAAGGCAACCAGATCGGCCACAACCAGAAAGTAGCTGTCGAAGTCTTTCAGCTGAATCTGCTTGATTTCTTCCTGGAACCGATCTTCGTAAACTTGGGTCCATTCCTTGATGTGGCCGCGACTGAGACGGTAGGCTTGGCCCTCGCGAGCCAGGGCGACGATATCACCATCCAGGTGGATCATCGGCGCTTTCGCCAGCTTTACGTCGACCAGCTGCTCGACCACCGCATGCGTATTGGCAACGGCTTTGTCGAACTCTTCGCGGGTCATGATATGGCGAAGACGGGCCCACAACTCTTCCTCAGTCGCGATGTGGCGAAGGCCGACCGATTCCCGAACCTTCCAGGCCGAAGCAAAATCTGCATGGTCGATGGACGGCATGTCGTTGTAGGAGGTAATCACCACAGGCTTGCCGAACGCCCTGGCCGTCTCCATAGCGCCGTGTGCGGCTACCATCGACGCAGGATTGATGTCAATGTAATCGATTCCGGCCAAGTCCAAGTAGGCATAGGCCTCGCCGGCGAACTTGATGACGCCGTCAGCATCCTGGAATTCTTGGGGAGACAATCCTTGATTCTGGACAGTTTTGGACGTCAGGCGATAGAACTTTCTGGTATCTTTGGCTAGCGCCCAGGCTTTCAGTTTCAGCTCTTTGTCACCATCATCGGCGCATTTGATCGGGATTTCCATGCCGAATCCGCGAGGAAGTTCTGCCTTGGTGGCAGCCTGCTCCCAGCGGACGTGGCCCCATGTCCCATCATCGACGATGGCGACAAAGGGCGATTCGATTTCTTTGGCGCGCTCAATGATTTCCGGAAACCTGCCATATGCGGCGCCGTATGAGTAGCCGGAGCGAACGCGGAGTTGAGGGAAAGACATTATGCGGCCTCCATTGCTTGATATGCTCGATATACTCCCATGCGCTTGCAAACTTCGTGGAGCAGCCGCACGTCGTCCAATGCCCGGTGCTTCTGAACATAAGGGCCGCAGTAGTGCTCATACAGATGCTGCAGCCGCATGCGGTGGCCGAACAATGGCGCCGACTCTTCTACAGTACAGATATCGAGCGATGGGAAGTTGACTTCT